ATCGGCAGCATCGCCGCGGCATGTATCCGGCATCTGGAATTTATGAAACAAACTATCGAGGATATGGAATCAAATCATGGTGATACTAGGCATTGATCCGGGCCTCAACGGGGCCATGGCGTATTACGAAACCGACATCGACGTGCTGGTCGTTATGGACATGCCGACGGTCGAGGTCACCCGCAACGGCAAGAACAAACGCGAGGTCAGCCCTGCGCTGCTTGCCGATCTGATTGCCGGCCGCGGCATCAAGAAGGCTTACATGGAGCGCGTCTCGGCGATGCCCGGGCAGGGCGTCTCCAGCATGTTCTCGTTTGGCCGATCGGTCGGCGTTATCGAGGGTGTGCTGGCCGCTTACGAGATCCCGGTAACCCATGTCACCCCGCAGGCATGGATGAAGGCCATGGGCATCCGGGCGGGCAAGGACGGCTCCCGGGAGCGCGCCATGCAGTTGTTCCCCCAATACTCGACCATGTTCTCGCGTAAAAAGGACGACGGCCGATCAGACGCCGCTTTGATCGCCAAGTACGGCTCTACCCTATAATCTGCTGCTTTATCGCTAATAGAGGCTTATATGCGTTTCCAGATCACTATGAACATGCCAAGCCGGGCGGGGAACCCGGTGCACCAAATCATCTGCGACTACGATGCGGAAGGGTTGGCGGAGTTCGTCGACGACCTGCAGGAGTCGGGGATCATGGTCGTGCGCGAGATCTACAAAGACGGCGAGTCGGGCCAGTATTACCAAGTCGGCGAGGTCGCGGTTAATTCGCGCTGGGTCGGCAAGGTTAAGGTCTTTACTTAAGTCCCGACAGATAAAGCGCACGCTCATCTCGACGACGCTTCACAAGGCCGGGCAGGACGCGACCACCGGCCTTCGTCCATTTCATAAACTCTTCGGCCGCCTCTTCGAAGTCACCGCGGTTTGTCTTCATCCGAAGGGTAGAACGCTGGAAATTGCCGAGACCCACGTTGAAGGCAAAACTGACGCAAGAATCGAAGATTCCCTGATTGCCAACAGCAGCAGGGCAAAGTCGAACCACGCCACGCTCAAACCGACGAAGGTCCTGACCAAGTATCTGGTCCACCTCGTCCATCGTGAGAGTGCGATCCCAGCCTGCGGGTATCGGTAAGGCGCGCCGTTCCTCATACTTTACTGTCGCATGGGTTGGATCAATTACATGGCCCACGGCCACGGTCCAAAGTAACGCAGGGCACCTGTAAGGGCGCGTCCTTACGCCCTCATGGTGCTTGATCATCTCGATCGCTTCAGCGCTAACCTTCACGATCAACCTTTTTTCTGGAACGCCTGCGTGCCGAACCAAAAGGCAATAATTGACGACAGAATAAGCATCTCGTCATCAGAGAAAACATTCTCCATCGCGATCGCAAACGGGATGCCAGTCGTGTACGCGTACCACACGCCTGCGATGTTCAGCGCGACCAACTCCAGCACAAAGATATACGTCACTACCGGACGTACCGATGCACGCAGATTGATCATCCACTGCGAGGCGCCTTTACCAATCTCGATGTCGTGCTGATATAGAGCCTGACGCTCTTCAGCGGACGTCTGCGTCTGTATCTGTTCGAGTTTGATTTCTTCGACGCGAGCCTGCGCGAGAAAACCACGCTCAGCCAACGCTAGTTCTCGCTCCTTCTGCGCGGCAACAAGCGCCAACTCATGCTTCTTGTCTTGACGGTCTTGAAAGATTGAAAGGATCTTGGGCAAGCCGCCCGCAAGGAAAGATAAAAACGTGCTGACTAACGTCATCATTTAGAGGCCCTCACTACATCGTCGCCCTTGGTGACGGTGACATGGTCGCCTTCAACGTCGACGCGCATCGGCATCTCCTTGCGATCGAGCCTATCGAGTTTGGCGATAAGTTCCTTGATCACGGCGAACTCAGGCTTGTCTTCCTTCTCGGTCGCGCCTGCAATACTTGCGAGCATCGAGATCAGCGCCGTAAGCGATGCACCGAGCAGCCCCATTACCGCAGCGATCTTGTCGGTATCGAGCGCAAGACTAGAGAGCACGCCGATGACAACGATGGCCGTGATGTACTTGAGGCCGTCCTTACCGATGGCTTTACCCGCAACGTCTTTGGCGCTGCTGTTGGCTTCGAGGCGCTGCAATTCCGCGCGCGCTTGCTCTCGCAGCATTTCGATGTCTTCGCTCATGTCACAACCCCTTGATCACTAAACCCAAAAGCAAAGCAATTATGAATCCGGCGGTACCAATAAAAATTTGCTCGATTCGCTTTAGACGAGCATTGACACCACGCATTTCTGTGGCAATGCCTTCATATCGAACTGCGCACACATCAATGTGGTTATCAACTTTGCTCTCTACATCCTGAATCGTAGTCATCGCCTTTCCTAAAAACCTTACAGCACTTATTAAACAATGCCGTAGGACTGAACGATGTAGTCCTGCGCATTCTGGAATGAAACGTCAAACGCAATAGTAATTGCGCCTGCGCTATTGGTGATTGTGACGCCGGTGCCAGCAGTCAGCGTTGCTTTGGTTAGCGTGTTGCCAGTGCTGTTACCGATTAACAACTCACCATCGGCATACGTGGTTTGACCCGTACCACCGTTTGCAACAGCAAGAGTGCCACCGAGTGCCACAGCGCCTGTAGTGGCAAGAGCCGGGGTAAGGCCAGTGGTGCCACCACTAAATGATGTGACACCAGCGGTACCACTGCCAGAAACTGTCGTCCAAGAAAGCAGGCCTAATCCATTGGTGGTCAGAACCTGACCGCTCGTTCCGTCGGCGGACGGCAAGGAGTATGTGGTAGATCCGGCCGATGCCGGAACAGTGATTCCGGTATATCCAGACAGCGAGCCGTAGATTCGGATGGTGTTACGTACGCGCAGTTCGGCAAGCGCTGTGGCGCCAAGAACCACAATGCCGGTTCCGTCGTACGTAAAGTTGGCAGATCCGCCAAGGCTTCCGCTGTTATTAAACTGCACTTGGCCCGATGAACCACCCGCAGTGATCGGAATATCCGACACACCAGAGCGTACGTTCGTGCCGTCAGAGAACAGCAGCGTTGATTTGCCCTGCGTGATGACAACCGATGTGCCGCCGCCTGCGCTTGCCAGCGTTACCGTGAACGAGCCAGTCGTGATGTTGTAGACAACCCATTGACCACCAACACCAGACGGCAGCGAGTACGTCACGTTTGCTGTGAGTACGCCAGAAACGATGATGGTTGGCGGACGATACTGGCCAACCGTCAAAGTGACCGTGCCCGATGCACCAGTGGCGTTCAGCGTCGTGGTGCCGCCCAGCGAAGCATCGATAATGTCCCAGTCGTCGTTAACAGGCGTCGACCACGTATTGACGTAGTCGCCGTTGCCCGGCTTTTCGATCGACTTGTTGGTTGTAAATGTGCTGGCCATTCGTTACTCCTAGATCGCCTGCTGAGCCACGTCGAGGGCTTTTACGATCGATTCGTCAGGCTGGTCAAGTAAAGGTTCCGTCGCTTTCGTTGTCTCGCGCTTGGCCTGCTTCGTGCGCAGCATCAACTGGCCAACGAGACGCTCGACATTGTCGACGCGGCCGCCGGATCTGCGCTCAATACGACCGCCGGAAGCGGAGCCAAACACTTTACGCAGATAGTCTTGCGTTTCTGCAGGCAAATAATCGACGTACGATCCGCCGCTCTCTTGCGCCTTTCTCAAAGCATCGCGTACGCGAGTGGGGCCGGCGTTATACGCTGCCGCGGCAAGCCGCTCGTCACCACCAAAGGCTTGTAATTGCTTCTGGTAATACGCGCGACCCAAAGCCTCGTTGTACTGCTCATCAGTGCGCAGACGATTCTCGTCCCACTCCAACCCAGCGGCTTTCGCAGCCTCTGGACCGGTGTACGGCATTACTTGGGCTTTGCCGATTGCTCGGTTCGGGCCAAATTCTGTTTGCACCTCTGGCCCTAAAATGGTGTTGCCATTTTCGTCAAACTGACGATTTTGGCTTTCAACGCCAAGCATTCTGCTGAACGTGTCATCTTGAGGAACAACAGGTCCAAAATACTCTGCAAATTCAGATTTCTCTGGCGTTGGTTCGAGTTCGCCGCCAGCAACTTCTTCGCCTGCTCGCCCGGCGTAATACAACGGAGTCGTTACAAGGGGCTGCGTTGCCTTTGCCCCGAGGTAGCCAGCCTGACCAGCCTTTAGTGCAACAGCCCCGGCTAATCTTGGGGAAGAGGCAGCCAAATGGCCTACGGCAGCAAACGGAGAAGCAAATCCATAGAACGGCAACGAGCCAAGAAGGGCCTGACGTATACCGCCCGGAACCCATTCTGAAGTCGCAGCGCCAGCAATCGCATATTTCAAATCAGGCGCATATTTTCCAAGATTCTCAAGCAACTCTTGTTGCATTGGAGAATCAGCCTTAGTTAATCGACGAAGAATCGCGGTATCAGACAATTTTGTGCCAACACCAAACGTTTGCCTCATTTCATTCAAGAAATCAGACATTTGCTCGTATTCTTCCATCACTTTCATATAGCGCGGATCTGCGGCGTTGATGGCATCACGCACTTGGTTATACATTTCAGATGCCACTCTGTATGACTGTTTGTCACCGCGAGCAGAATCTCTAATCGTTCCAATTGCTCGCTTCAGGCGATCCGCGCCATAAATGCTGCGAGCGCTACTTCCTAAAGGTTCGTTTGCAAAAGAAATTAACTTGGATTCAATATCACCAAGAGTCCTAAGCGCGCTTTCATTCAGTTC